CAAGGCCACTGTGTCGCCCCCCGCTCTCTGGGCCGCCCCCCCGCCATAGCCGCCCTTGCCGGTGTTCTGAATTTGTGTCCACATGTCCACATTCGAACGCAGTGCCTTCATCTCCTCCGGGCTCAGGCTCCACAGGTTCCCGTCCCACTGGCGGCCAATCTGCCCGCTCAGTTTGTCTATCTGTGCCTGGCTGAAGCCGCCCCAGTAGTAGTTCCAGCTGTGGTGGCTTCCGTGGTAGCCGGCTTGCGCCATAGCCATCTGCAGGTAGTTCGAATTCGTTTCCTGCTGCATCTTGTACGCGTCGCGGTAAGCCGCCACACTCTTTGTTCCACGGCTCTGCTTGATGGTGTCGGTCAGGTCCTCAATCGAGGTCTGCAGCATCTCGTTCCGGTTGGTCAGACGCTCCATGGTGGCTTGCACCTCCTTGACATTGCTGCCGCTCCAGTTGATGATACCGCCCAGGCTGAACACCTGTTTCACCACACCGCCCAAAGCCTTGATACCGCCGGTCAGAATGCTCATCGGCCGCGTCAGGTCTATGCTCTCCAGTCCGTCCAGCGTCTGCCCCATACCATCCAGCCATTCGCCCATCCATTCGGGGGGATCGATGCCGAACTGCTCCACCAGCCCAAGCAGGTCTTCCGCAGCACCCACATATTCCTTCACCTGGCCCACACTGTTATGCAGGGAGTCGGTAGCTTCAGCCAAAGCCTTCTGCTTTGCGTTCCGCGCTGCATCCAGCGTAGCCTTGGCGTTCTGTTGCTCGGCTTCCGTCCCCTCCCTGACAGCCTTGTTGTAGGCTTCCTGGGCTTCCTTGACTGACAAGGTCGTGGATTGCACCTGGGATATGGATGTTTTCAACGCTGTAAAAGGATTGCGTTCGTTCAGTTTCTTGTCGATGGAATCTATCGCACGTACCAGGTCTTTCAGACTGTCCGGCTGCAGATCCTTTTGTGTATCGATATATTCCTTCAGACGGGTACGGAGTGACTGCAGGCTTTCAGTGGATACCTTGTCAAGGTCTCCGAAGACGGATTCCCAGTCCAACCCTTCCTTCAGTTCCTCCATGTCCAGATCTGCCATCTTTTTCTTCAACTCCTCCTGGAGTGCTTTTTGTTCGCCTTCTGTCGTGGCTTCTGCAATGCGTTTTTCATACTCCTGCGTGATGGCCAGTTTCTTTTCCTCGTAGTTGCCATATTCCGACAGGTAATCTCGCATGGCTTCGGCTTCTTTTTCCTTTTCTTCCTCAAAGGTGGCAGCAAGAGCTGCACTCCGGTTCTTGTCGTTGGAATCCCTGGCAGCAGCAAGGGCATCCGTCTGTTCCGGGGTCAATCCGTTTCCGCCGGTGGATATGCCGGCTTCTTTGTTCTCACGCTTCCAGTCGGCTTCCTGCCGGTTAATTTCTTCTTTTCTCGCTTTATAGTCATATTCGATTTGTGCCAGTTTCTTCTCGGTACCGGCTTGCATACGGTCTATCTCTTCCTTCCGGTTCTCGTCCTGCAGGGCGGCAAGATCCTGCGCCAACCTGCGCTCTGTGGCAAGCCGTTGCTTGGCTTCCGCTTCCGGATTCTTCCCGGACTGTTCGGGGTCGGTATGTCCGCCGATATTTCCTTTTTTGGCTGCTTCTGCCGCTTTCTTTAGCTCTTCCTCCGCTTTTTTCAGATAACCGTCGCGTTTGTTTTCGGCATTTTTCAACAGTATGTCATAAGCTTCCTGATCATGTTTCTTGATGGCAGCCTGTGCGTCATAGAACTGCCCGGATTCTGCCATGCTTGACTGCATGATATATTGTCCCCATTTCCCGAAAAAGCCCATGGCGCTTTCCGCCTCTTCCGGTTTCTGCGCCTTGATTTTATTCACCTCTTCATCGGCTTCTGCAGCTTTTTTTACAAGGTTCTGGACATTGGCCTGGTGCAGCAGGACCTGTACATAGTCCTCGCTCTTTTGGATAAGGGTATCATACCATTCGGAAAGTGTTTTATAATACCCGAAAGATTCCCCGTACTTGCGGTTCAGTTCCTCTACCTTCGCCTTTTCCTGTTCCTTGCTGCCGGTGAAGTTCTTTATCTCGTCGATGACCGATTTCAGTTCGAAGCGGGTACGCACCATCTGGGCACGGCCGTCCTTCTCTATCTCAGTCATTTCCTTGAGTGATATGTTGAATTCATCCACGCCTTTTTTGGCACTGAACAGGTTTTTCGTCCAATCCCAGATTTCATCACCGTACATTACCAGCAGCATGATGCCGGTGGTCATGGCCGTCTGCCAGGAAAAGAGCGAGGACAGGACCTGTTTCCATACCGGTGTGCCTTTCTTGCCTGACTTCTGCAGCTCATCGTATTCCTTGCGGGCACGGGCCAGTTCGTCCGTAAAAATCGGCAGGTTGTTGGATATGGCCAGAAAGAACATCTGCGGTCCCATGGCCAAAGAAGGCATTTCACGCGCCATCTGCTGGATGCTGTTGTGAAGCCCGTTGAACTGGCGCTGTGCATTGGGCATGTCTGCAGGGGTGACCTGCACGGATTCCGATTCCTCCTGCAGCAGTTTCAGTTTGCCGCGCAATTCCTCAAGCTGCTTCTCCAGTGCATGGATCTGCGCGATATTGGCACTCTGGTCCAGATTGGGGGCAGCCGTCTCCCCGGCAAGGCGCAGCCTTTCCAGTTCAGCCTCCAGCAGTCTGACGGTATTACGCAGTTCCAGCGCCTCACGCTCGGCCTTGTTCATGCCGGGCGTGAGTTTGTCCTTCATCAAAAATTCAACTTCTACAGGTTTGCTCATTCCAGTTTGCTTTGAAAAAATCCTACTATATCGTTCGCTTCATCCTCGGCGCTGTGTTCCGGTCTGGAATCATCGTTTCCGCCGCCTTGCTTTTTCCGCACATACCGCGGCGCGTCGCTCAGCATCAGTATCAGCGTCTGGTAATTCACCCCGTCCAGAATGTAGTCCACACTCCAGCCCGTCGCACTCGCTATCTGCCACACGAAGCCGAAAGGGCTATGGGAACCCTCATACCGGGTTCTTAACTCCCCATCCTTGCCCGGCTCAGTCTCGGGGTCATCGGGTTCGCCCGCGCCGCCGAGCTGATAATACGCATAAAATCCTTCGTGCCCATCAGACGCTCGAATGTCCGGAACATGGCCGTCAGATAGCGCCACTCCACAAAGTTCCGCAGCACCCATGCCGTCACCCCGATACCCACGTGCCGCGACACGTAGCCCCGGCATACCGTATAGGCCAGCAGACGGCTCACGGCATTACCGTGTTCCGCTACAAAGGCCAGTTCCTCGGTCTTGTCCTTCGGTTGCCAGTCGGGTTTGACACCCATCTTCAGGTATTCCCGCGCCAGCAGAATCTGACCCCGCAGCCTCGGACGCTTCATCGTCACACGCACCTCCACCGGGCGTTTCAGCCACGGAAGCTTCCACCTTTTAAGAGGAACGGACACGCCGCTGTCCAGCAGTGCGTCCGCACACTCCATCTCTATCAGTCGTTCCAGCCGGTCTGCCATGCGTTAGCCCTCCTCGCTTTGGAGCGATGCTGCAGCCGCGGCTTCCGCTGCTGGCAGCTTGTACTGCTCCCACTCGTCCGGTATTGCTTCCGTATCGAACACGCCGTAAGGCTGCGAACCGTCTTCCGGAACAGCCACCTCAAGGGTGCATTCTATCTTGGCCGTTTCCGTAAGCGTCAGCTTGCCGCCCAGATTGGAAAGCAGCGTGCCGTTCGGTATCAACACGCTCTGTCCGGACACCAGGCTGAGTTCCCACGGTCCCTGCATCAGAATGGCGGCCTGTGGGGCAGTCCAGCCAACGGGGGTATTCTTCTCGCTGTCCTCTTTCTTGTAGTGCAGCGATCCGCCCAGCAAGGCATGCAGGTTCTTGTAGTCCATCTTGATTACGTTGAATGTGGGCGCGATGCTGCCGTTGCTCTGAGGAATAATCAGCACCGGGGCTCCCGGCACCTGTTCCGCCTCGATCTTCGCAGCCTCGGGCTTCTTCCCGCCCAGGTCAAACGAACCTTTCTCGATATAACCCACTACAAAATCCTTGTATTTTACGGCACCGAGGCCGTACATAAAATTCTTGTTCATCGTTTTTTCAGTTTGATGGTTAATAACACACCGGCCAACAAGCCGGCCAATATACCTGTGATAAACGTCCGCATCCGGTTCGGAGGGCGTTTTTCTACCGTTTGAACGTCATTCGAAGTTTCGTTCCTGGTCTCGCTCCGGATGCGTGTCAGCTCTTCTTCATACCACAGCACCAGCTGCTGCAGGCTGTCACACGAGGCTTCGGCCACAAGGTTCCCCTTGCCGTCAGTCCCTACCGTCAGGTTGGCCTGTCCGCTCTTGCCACGGTACACGGCACCTTCAGGAAGCTTACGGAGGCTGTCCGCCGGTATGGTCAGCTTCACCGAACTCGCCGGTATCCCCGCCATCACCAGTCCCGCCCGTCGGCTTCCGCTCGCGCTGTCGGCGCTTGCCGATTCCGTCTGTGTCTTCTCCACCGTCGTGCTCTTCCTGCTGCTTGCGCAGCCCGCCAAGCACAGGACAGTCATCATGATGGCGGCAACTGTTGGCAGTGTCAATGGCCTTGCGCAGTCGCGCCATTTCGCGCTTGTTGGCCTGCAGGTCTTTTCTTGTTGCATTCAGTTCTTCTTTTAAGGGTACCACAATATTGCTCACCAAAACGCGGGTGGCATGTTCTGCGTTATCCACACGCACACCCTCTGCGTCGGCTTCGGCTTTCATCGCTTCCGCTTTCGCTTTCCTCACCGTAGCACGCAGGGAACCGATGGCTGCTGCAGTGCCCACAAGGCCGCCGCTAAGAATAATGTTCATGATCTCGCTAAAGTCCATACCACCCGTTTTTTAGTCAGTCAACCTTTTATTCTGCTTCCTCGCGTTTCTTTCGGAATAGTCCGATAACCCATTGCACCAGTCCCGTGTCGGCTACCCCATTGGCTACAAGTGAGGCACCAAAACCATAGAGCAAGGCAATGTCCCAGCTCACATCACTCACAAATCCGGCATCAAGCCACCACAGTAGCATCGCGCACACCAGGCCCACACACCAGCTCACCAGCTGCGTCACCCAGCCTTTCATGTTGGGGAACAAACCTTTCAACCCTTCAGTAAGCACCACCACACCGCCGACGAAACCGGCAAAGGTGCCAATCATTGCGTCATAGTCCGTTGCCGGAACATCAGCCCCTTGGGCCATCACAGCCGATACTGTTCCCAGCATCAGCATCATAAACAGCATAATTCGTTTCATTGATTGCTTCTTTTATTATTGGTTAATACCTATTTCTTTCAGCCATTTCTGTACATCGAAACTGGGGCAGGCTTTGGCCGCCAGCTCGTTGTGTCCCACAATGCGCACATCCGGGAATCTGCGATGGAAGTCCTTCACATACTTCTCCAGTGCCTTTTTCTGGCAGCCGGTGCGGGTGTCCTTCGGGGTCTTGCCGTCCTTGGCCACACCGCCGGCATACACAATGTGGCGGCTCACGCTGTTGTACCCCTTGGCTCCGTTGGTCACTTCCCAGGGATCCACCTGCGCATCCTCGTTGTTGTTCACCAAGCGTTCCACACCGCCCTGCAGGTGGAACAGGTCGGTGTAGCCCACCTGTTTCCAACCTCTGCCACCCTGGCTTACGGGCGAAGTGTGCCACTTCCGGATGTCCGCCGATGATACCTCACGCCCCTCCGGGGTTGCCGTACAGTGAATTACCAGATACTTCAATTTTGCCATACCATCTTATCCTTTCTGGTTTTGGGTAATGGTAATCTTGGCCGTCTTGCTGCGGTCGGCATTGAGCGTAAGGGTCAGTGTACCGGTTTTCTGACTGCCACTGTTTGCACCGGCCGAAATCTTCACGCCTTTATCCGTCGCTTCCACCTTGAAGCCGGCAGGGGCACTGCCTATCTCATATTCTCCGCTGGCGGTCACGGTCACTTCTTCACTGCCACCGGTTGCCTCAAGGGTCACACTGGCAGGGTCAACTGAAATCTTCTTCTCGCTCGCCTTGAACACGGGGTTGCTTCGCTTGTCCAGCACCACCACTTCTTCACCGAAGGCAATGTTCGTGTCAGCCTTCATCAGCATCTTGAAGAAGTACAGTTCGCTCGCGTTCGAGATCTTGTCAATCTGAATCACGTCTTCATCGTCCTGCAGGTTCACAGCCGCAAACAGGTTGCCGCCGGCATCGGGCGAACAGAGGGTGCACACAATCAGATCATCTGGCCAGGCCGCAAGCGTCTCAATGGTAATGCCCTTGTAGCGGCGGGCATTCACATCGGTTTCGCTCGTGTTCTTGGACTCGCGCTGGGTCAGCTCGTCATCATACTTGTCAAAGTCGTTCACGCTCATCAGAATGCGGAGGTCCGGGTTGTTGCGGATGGCCACGGGAATCTTCGCACGCATGGCTTTCAGTCTGCCCAGCATGGTCGATTCTGCGCTGTCCACCACAATCACCTCAGTATCCTTGGCCATCTGGGTCAGGATGCCGTTAAACAAGTGGTCGTCATCATCCCCATATTCACCGTTCACATAGTGGTCACCCAGTTCGAACTGTACCCGCTTGGCCAACTCGGCAAGCAGGGCGTTCTGCGCTTCGGGCGGAAGTTCCGAGAATACCAGGTTGCCCTTCGGCTGCCATTTGCGCCAGATGTTCTCGAACGTGCGGGGGTTAAACACCGTAAAGGCCATGAAGTCCACCGGGTCAAGACTCTTTTCGTCATAGTTGAAGTTGCCCTTCGAATCCTCCACGCCGGGGTTCTCCTTGCGCTTCTGGAGCATCTTGCCGGTCTTCAGGCGCGGCAGGCTGATTTTCTTCTCCACACCGGGAATCACCATGATCAGCCCCTTTTCCACAATCTCATTGCTCGTAGCGGCAAGCGTCAGCAACTGTTCCAGTACCTCGCCGCTGTAATTCGTGTTTCTTACAATTATTGCCATAGTTCAATCACTTTTTACGTTTGTCCTTAATTTCTCGCATACGCCTGTTCCAGGGGCTTTCTTCACCATTCGGTTCCAGATACAGGTCTTCCATCACACGGCGCTTTACCGGCAGTTGGGCCAGGGCCTTTTCGCCGTTCTCGCGGTCATTGGCCAAAAGGTTTTCGTAGATGGGGCGGGTAGTCGCATCAATGCGACCGTCCTGCTCGGCTGCGTCAAGCAGCTGCTTGCGGGCGGCAAGGTCTTCGGCTTCAGCCTTGTCTTCGTAGGTCTTCACCTTGGCCTTCAGGTCGGTGTTCTCTTTCGTAAGGATAGGTACCTTGCCTGCCTCTTCCTCCAGTTGGTCCATCAGGCGGAACACATCCGCATCACTCGCGCAGTCCTTGAAGCGCGGGCGTTTCTTTACGTCTTCCAGATTCATGTCTTCTCTGTTTTTTTGTGGCTCAACGAGCCGGTTATTGAATAAAGTATATATCTGCGCCGGTGTACTGTCTGCCGGCACGGGGTCTGCATCATAGATGTCGTCTATGAAACCAAGGTCCAGGGCTTCCTTGGCGGTCAGCCAATGGTCCTCGCCGTCAAAATAGGTCTGTTTCACTTCTTCCTTGCTCATGCCCAGCCGCTCGGCATAGATTTCACTCAAGCTGCCTTCCAGGCTTTCTATCTCTTCCATGCAACGCTGCAGGTCCTGCTTGTTGCCGTAACACCCTCCGCTCACACTGTGCAGCATCAGACGGGCATATTTGCTCATTTCTACGGGCTTGCCGCAAAGGGCTATCACACTGGCCATGCTGGCGGCTATGCCATCCACATAAATGCGGATGTCGGCCTGGCTATGGCGCAGGGCGTTGAATATCGCAATGCCGCTGTACACTTCCCCGCCGTTGCTGTTGATACGCACATGGATGCGTCGGCTCACGCGTTCGGCTTCCATCAGTTCCTGGGCTATGCGCCCGCTTTGCACCTCCGTATAGTCTCCGATGTCCCCGTACAGGAATATCGTACTGGTGCCGTCGTCACTCGTTGTAATATTGAAAAATCTGCTCATCGTCATGTCTTTACCAGCGGTTTCCCCGCCTTTCGATGGTGCGAAAATAGAACATTCCCATGGCACCAAGAAACCGCGTCCGCATCATAACGTTTTCTGGCGTTATCATAACGCTGTAACCCGTCATCATGCGTACGCGCTTTTACAAACCCCGCTTTTTCATGCAATTTTGTAACGTGATTTACAACTAAAAAGGACGATTTATGGCAGATTTGACGAATGCCCAGAAAAAGGAATGGGCAAAAACTTTGTACCTCAAGGAAAACCTCACACAGCAGGAAATCGCCGACCGGGTGGGCGTGTCACGGGTGTCCGTGTCCAACTGGGTACGGGCCGGGAAGTGGGAGGAACAGAAGGTGGGGCTTACGCTCACAAGGCAGGAACAGGTGGCTAACCTCTACCGGCAGGTGGCCGAAATAAACAAGGCCATCGCCGAACGGCCCGAAGGGGAACGGTTCCCCTCATCCAAGGAGGCTGACATCCTCGGGAAACTGTCGGCGGCCATACGCAACATGGAGCAGGAAGTGGGCATTGCCGACATCATCAGTGTCCTCACCGGGCTCATCGACTGGGTACGGGCGGCCGACCTCGAAAAGGCAAAGGAAATTACACGCCTGGCCGATGCGTACATTAAAGACAAATTATAAAGGGATAGACAATGAAACAGACTGACAGACTCGCTCTCCTCGATTGGGAGAAGTACAAAGAAGACATCGCAAGGGCTACACCGGTCGATAGGAACATGACGGCAGCCGAACGGGAAAAACACCGGGAATATCTTGAGAAACATCCCATAGAATGGATCAAGTTCTTTTTTCCGAATTATGCCAAATATGAATTTGCCGACTTCCAGAAAAAGGCTATCCGGCGGATCATTGCACACGATGAATGGTTTGAGGTGCTTTCTTGGAGCCGTGAGCTGGCCAAATCCACCGTCACCATGTTCATCGTCATGAATCTCACGCTTACCGGACGCAAAAAGAATGTGATTCTGACCTCCAACAGCAAGGACAATGCGGTGCGCCTGCTCGATCCCTACCGGGCCAATCTCGAAGCCAACGGACGCATCATGGCATACTACGGCAAACAGGAACTGCCGGGCTCATGGACCGAGGATGAATTCACCACAAAAGGGAAGGTCTCTTTCCGCGCACTGGGTGCCGGACAATCTCCGCGTGGTTCGCGAAACGAGGCCATACGTCCCGACGTGCTGCTGGTCGATGACTTTGATACGGACGAGGATACCAAGAACCCGGACATCATCCAGAAGCGCTGGGACTGGTGGGAAAATGCGCTGTATCCCACAAGGTCCATTTCCGAACCTACACTGGTCATCTTCTGCGGAAACATCATCGCCAAGGACTGCTGCGTGGTGAGGGCGGGCGAAATGGCCGACTCCTGGGACATCGTGAACATCCGCGACAAAAACGGTTTTTCCACATGGCCGGAAAAGAACTCGGAAGAGGACATCGACCGCACACTGTCCAAAATATCCAAAAAGGCGGCACAGGGAGAATATTTCAACAACCCGATTTCCGTGGGCGAGGTATTCGAAAACATTGCATACGGCAAGGTTCCAGCACTCTCCAAATTCAAGTTCCTCGTGGTGTATGGCGACCCGGCACCGGGCGAAAGCAAGGGTAAGAAAGGCAAATCCTTCAAGACGGTTTCGCTCTGTGGCAAATTGGGTGGCAGGCTTTACGTCATCAAGACTTTCCTGGCACAGGCGCTCAATGCGGAGTTTATTGACTGGTATGTCCGGATGCTTGAATTTGTCGGGGGCAAGACCAATGTCTATTGCTACATGGAGAACAACAAACTGCAGGACCCTTTCTTCCAGCAGGTGTTCAAACCGCTGGTGGCAAAGGTGCGCCGCGAACAGAAGATTGCGCTGTTCATCCGGGGCGACGAGGAGAAGAAGACGGACAAGGCTACGCGTATCGAGGCCAACCTTGAACCGCTCAACCGCGAAGGGAACCTCATCCTCAACGAGGCTGAACGGGACAATCCGCACATGAAGGAACTGGAAGACCAGTTCAAGCTGTTCACCCTGACCATGCGCTACCCGGCCGACGGACCGGATGCGGTCGAAGGAGCAAACCGCATCATCGACGAACTGATCAGGCGCATTGAACCGCCCGTATTCCGCTCACGGAAGGATGTAAGAAAGCGGAACAAGAAAAGATTATGACAACTCTAAAACAATAGGACTATGAGCAAATTTGTTGAACTTTCCGATTACGATGCGAGCATCCACCGAGACATCCTCGACGCACTGGTTAGAGAGGACGAAACGGTCATTGAGGTTTGCGAGGACAGGGCCATTGCCGAAATGCGGTGTTATTTGAGCAAACGCTACGACTGCAACAAGATTTTTGCGGCCACCGGGGACAACCGGAACCAGCTCGTGCTGATGATGGTCATCGACATGGCAGTCTATCACATCTTCTGCATCCACAACCCGCAGAAACTTTCCCAGGTACGCAAGGACCGCTACGAACGGGCGGTGGAATGGATGAAGGCGGTGGCCGACGAGGACATTTCAATCGAAGGGGCTCCGCTGCTGCCTGAGGAACAAAGGGCGGGCAGGTCGGATTTCCGCATTCAAAGCAACCGCAAACGAACGAACCACTGGTAAAAAGCAAGCATCATGAAAAAGAAAAACAGAAAAAACAACAAAGCCGGTATCATCACCGTAGGGGGAAACTTTACGTTGCCGGGGCAGAAGAGACCGAATGTGATTGTACTCACACAGCCCAAACGCTTCGGGCTGGACATTTCCGACTACATGGCAGCCGTCAAGGCAGCCGAGAATGTCGATTTCTCACGACGTTACAAACTTTATGACCTCTACGAGGACATTCTGATGGATACCCACCTTTCCTGTGTGATCGAAAAGCGAAAGAATGCCGTGCTGTGCTCCAACATGGAATTCCGGGTGGACGGGAAGCCCGACGATAAAATCAACGAACAGATACAGTCGCCCTGGTTCAACCGGCTGGTGGGTGACATCCTTGATGCGAAATTCTGGGGCTTCTCGCTCTGCCAGTTCTACAAGCTGCAGGAGTGGGTGGATTATGACCTGGTACCGCGCAAGCATGTGGATCCGGTCAGGGAACTCATCCTGCGCCACCAGACGGACATTACCGGCCATTCCTGGAATGAATATACCGACCTGCTTTTTGTGGGTTCACCGTCCGATTTGGGGCTGTTGGCCAAGGCTGCACCTTGGGTCATCTACAAACGTAACACTACGGGCGACTGGGCACAGTTCTCCGAGGTATTCGGCATGCCCATACAGGAATATATCTATGACTCCGACGACGACGAGTCCCGCCAGCGGGCCATGGAGGATGCGGCAAATGCCGGAAGTCTGGCGCAGTTCTTTCATGCCAAGGACACGGAACTCAAACTTACGGAAGCCGGAAACAAAACAGGGTCTGCCGATGTCTATGAACGCCTCTGCGAACGGTGCAACAACGAAATTTCCAAACTGATACTGGGCAATACGCTGACAACCGAATCGTCCGAAAAAGGCACACAGGCTTTGGGTACGGTTCATAAGAAAGTAGAGGACAAGGTACTGGAGGCTGACCGGAAATACGTGCTCAACGTGCTGAATTACGACATGACGGACATTTTGCTGCGCATGGGCATCAATACTGAAGGGGGGACATTCTGCTTTCCGGAACCGAAAGAAACGGATGCCGGTACCAAAATATCCATCCTCACGCAGCTGAAGAAGAACTTCAACATCCCCATCGACGACGATTATCTCTATGAGGAATTCGGTATCGACAAACCGGCCAATTACGAGCAGCTGAAGGCGGAACAAAAGACGGCTGAACAAGCCGACCAGATTCCAAGCCCGAAGAAGGAGCCGGAGCCAGCGAATAAGGGACGGGATGATGAACCGACACCGAAACAGAAAAGAAACTTCCGGAACTGGCTCAAAGGTTTTTTCGTGAAAGCCCCGGCAGACGGGGCAGCTTTAGACTGGTAGTCGACAGACTGTATGCGGCTGATAATGGCAGCATCTCCATGGAGTTTGACTTCTCCGAAGAGGTGCTGCGGCGTGCCTTGCTGAACATATACAGCAGGGATTTTCATCCGGCAACCGAAATCGAAATCAACCTGTTCAATGAAATATGGGCAAAGATGGACAAGGCGGCAAAGGAAGGATTCAGCAAATCCAAGGCCATTACTCCGGACGAGGATTTCAGAAATGCCATACTCCGGAACAATGCCGTATTCTCAGCATTCAAGGTACATCGTATGCAGAATGACATGGCACGACTTTTATTGGATTCAAACGGCATTTTAAAACCGTTCGACAAATGGGTACAGGAAGTCTTGCCCATTGCTTCCCATCAGGTTCGTCACTGGCTGCGGACGGAGTATGATACGGCGGTCATCCGGGCGCATCAGGCGGCTGACTGGCAACAGTTCCTGCGCGAACGCGATATTCTGCCCAACCTCAAATGGCTACCGTCCACCTCCATTCATCCGGGGGCTGACCACCGCCCGTTCTGGAATACCATCCGGCCGATTGATGACACGTTCTGGAACATCCACCGACCGGGCGACCGGTGGAACTGCAAGTGCGACCTCACTGCCACCGACGAGGAGCCGACACCACTTCCGGACGAAGACGACAAGAACAAGCCCCAGCCCGGACTGGATAACAATCCGGGGACGGACGGCAAACTGTTTTCCGACAATCATCCATATCAGGCAGAAGCCCACAAGGGTGCCAAAAAAGCGGTGGATAAACTTATGGCGCGCATTGATGAAATGATTGCGGAAATGCCGGACTACCTTACCGGGGAGGAAAAAATGGCCATTGCCCGGAACAACCTCGAAATGGAAAAGGCTCTTAAAATCAAAAAAGGAAAACCTATGGATGTGGATAAGGCGGACAAACAGAATGCAAATCCCAAACATGTGGAAGAGTATATTTTGGATTCCAAAGGAATATACCGCGATAAAAGGGGAAACAGATACCGGAAGAACAGCGATTACGATAAAAAACGGGATACTCCATACAGTATCAACTGCCAGACTTGCGCACCGGCATACGCTTTACGATTACGTGGATGGGATATTACCGCCAAAGGCAATGTCGCAGGGTCTAAACTTGAATATCTGAGTAATGGACGTGCTTTTGAAGTCTGGAAAAACACCGACGGTACTCCGGCGCAACATATAAGTATAAACAGCTGGCTTGCGAACAAAGGATACCTGAAAATGACCCCTAAAAGGTACATGGAGTATTTCAATGAGGTATGTAAGGAAGAAGGCGTGTATGAATTGTGCATCGGCTGGAAAAGCGGGGGCGGGCATGCTACAATCCTGCAACGGTTTGCGGATGGTGAACTAAGGTATATCGAACCCCAAAGCGATAATTCTGCCGGTTCAGGAATGGAATGGAAAGACGTAAAATATTTATGTGAAATAGGAGCTGCGACTTCCCACAACTGCAGGGGAGTCCTGAGAATTGACAATAAGCTATTCGATGTCTCCTTCCTCGATATTTTCGATACATGAATCGATAACGTCAAGGGATAACGGACCGGTTATTTCGGTTGCGTCTTTACCGTCATACAGATAGACGAAAGGATAACCGGTACAGGAGTCCCCCGGAAACTTGAACACATAGGCTTCCTGGCCTTCATAAATACCAAGGTATTCGAAGGTGTCACCGTATTGCTCAATAAGTACACGAGCCTCGTTCTTTACTTGTTCCGGTATATTCATAACGCATAAAAGGCATATTGGAAGCCTCCGTTGCAAAGTTATAAATTATTCTTGAATTACTGATGATTATGGACATAAAAGATTTTACGGAAATGATAAAGCGGAAACGTGACAGGCTGGACAGTATGATGCGCCGCAAAATGCCGGTCATGGTAGGACGTATGGCCAAAGACCATTTCCAGGATAACTTCCGGCATGGGGGCTTTGTCAACGGGGGGCTTCACCCCTGGCCAAAATCCAAACGGCTGTCCTCGGGAGGTACCGATGCCGCCAGCAATTACGGCACGCTGCTCTCCGGCAGGAAGCATCTTTTCAAGTCGGTCGGATATACACCTGCCGACTACCGGGTAAGGGTGTTCAACGAGGTGGTCTATGCGCCCATCCACAACTGGGGTGGCGAAATCGACGTCACCGTCACAGACCGCATGAGGCGCTTTGCATGGGCCAAGTTCTACAAGGCTTCGGGGAAAAGAAAAAAAGCCGACACAGGGCAAAAGAAACGCGTTAAACGACGTACCAAACCGAAGGAACTGAATCCGCAAGCACAGTTCTGGAGAAACATGGCACTTACCAAAAAAAAGAGACTGCACATTCGCATCCCGCAGCGCCAGTTCATGGGCGAAAGCGAAGAATTGAACAGCCGCATACGGGAGAAGATGGATCAGGAAATTACCAACATTTTAAACAGCTAAGGATATGGAAGAAGTTTTTATCGCAATCATGGAACAGATTGCACAGGAAATGCCGGAACTCTCGCTCATCGATGAAGACTACGGACAATTGGAAATGGGGGCAGAAGAAGACCATTACCCGGTCACCTTCCCTTGTGTATTGATTGGAAATACAAGTTCTGACTGGAACGACCTCGGATATGGGGTACAGAAAAGCGAATCCATGCTGACCGTCCGGCTGGCTATTGATTGTTACGACGATACAAGCTACGCATCTGGCACGTATGACAAGGTGAGGGAAAGGCAGCAGCTGGCCGGGAAATTATACAAGTCGCTGCAGTGTCTGCAATGCACGGACAACGCTTCGCCGCTGGTACGCGAGAAAAGCCGCTCGTATGCCATGCCACATTACATCAAGGTCTATGAAATGACATTCTCATTCACACTGCACGATGAATCGGCCATGCCGTCATCTTACGGGGAATAGCTCAAGCTGGGCGGCAGTCAGACGGGGGGCTTTCACCTTGGGAACAAGCTTCAGATTGTAGTCTGTTCCCTCACGTGATTTCCGGCGGATGATGGTCATGATACGTTCCTCGGATATAAAGAATTCGCGCTCCGACAACACTTTTAAAGCATCGTCGAACCGCAACCGCTGTATTTCTGTCCAATAGTAGTAACGGCGGCACAGTGCCTCGTCACGCAGCTTGATCAATTCTTTATCCCGTCCTTTGCCCATACGCTTTATTTCTCTTACAAAAATAGCTGATTTTCATCGAATTTAAGAACAAAAGCGCCGCAATTATAACAACTGCGGCGCTTTCTGTTTACAGGGTTAACGGATTCCGGCTACAAACGGCAGAAACTGGGCTCTATGCGGGTCCATACACCGTTTTCAGGGTTCCGGCGACTGAAGTAGTAGTTGGTGGCATTGCGCTGCACCACGTTGGCTTCCTTGAACAGGCGCATGATGTCTGCATACTCTTCATCGAACTTGTCTTCCAGTTCGTAGAGCTTCGAAATGCTCTTGTAGTCCAGGTCGCCCATCTTGTTGCGCTCCAGCAGGGTCATGGCCATCTGATACATCGGATCATCCGAACCTTTCTCACTGTTCTGCATGTAGCGCTTCAGGTAGTCAATCAGACGGTCGGCTGCCATATCAGCTCGTTCATCGAAGCCTTTCACCTTGTTGCTTTTCACCTCCAGGCGGAAGTCACCGTCCGTAATGGTGTAGCTACGCTGTTCGTCGCTTTTCACCTGGCCGTATTCCTTCATCACCTTGGTAAAGGCATCGGCTTCTTTTTCCAGCCATCCGCGGAACCCGGTCACGGCATTCACCATTTCAAGGACGTTGGCCTTTACTTCGTGCATAAACTCACCGCGTAATGCCTCGTAAGTTTCACGACGAGCAATGCGGTCTTCTTTCTCTTCTTGCTGCAGCTGGGCCATGAGGGCTGCTCGCTGTTCTTTACTCAGGGACTTGATGTCCACACTTTGGTTGTTCTTTTCCATGTTCAAATCATTTTTAATGGGTTCATTACTTGTTTTTATTCTTCCTCACCATCCTGCATTTCCGGTTCATCGTCTATCAGCATGGCTTCACCGTTGGCATACGCCCAGTCGGCCAGTTCGTTGAAAAACTCGGCTGCATCCTGGTTCTCCAGATCGGATGTCGTAAGAATCACATCTTTTCTGATGCGCTCAAGCGCTTCATGTGCTTTTTTATCCATATTTGTCTTATTTATCGGTTAAACCTCCTTTTCGTTGGATAGCCCGCAGTTTGATGGCCAGTTGTTCCAGCTCCGCTGTACTAATCTGAACAAAGGGTTTGCCGGCTATCCGTGGGTTGTTGCAGAATTCGTTCACCCGGTTCCAGTCAGTGGTGTCTATACCCAACTGTTGCATCAGCTTCAGACATACGCTGCGTTTCCGCCGCAGTTCCTCGCGAAGTTTCTGTCGCCATTCATCCTGCCCGGTTAGTTTCTCCAAGGCACAGCAACAGGCTTCATATTCCTTGGATGTCATTTCACGGAGGCTTTCCGTACGGTCCCACGTGTACTGCAGAACGATTTGCTTCTTTAGCCCTTCCCGGTCTCCTGTACAGGGCAACTTGTTGAACAATGCGTAGAACCGGGCGAAATTGGTTACTTCCTGTGTCATCTTGATTGTATTAGCTAATTAATAATTGAAATCCCTTTTCCGTAATATACATATCCTCACGCTCTATCCACGGTTCTTTCAAATCATCATCTTCTTCTTTGGAATCCGAGAAATTCAAACGAAAGCTGTCTTCAAGATTGCGATCTATTTGCTCCTCTATGTCAGCAATACTTACATCTTCAGGAACTGTTCCTCTAAACTTTACAAGTACCGTAATTTCTTTTGCCATAATTCAAAAACTTAAAGGTTATTCAAACAATACTTTAATGCCACACGAACTGGCCACGTCAAGTTCCAGCTTGGCTCCCTTGCTCAGTTCCCAGTCCTTCAGCATGTAGATATAGTCACAAGCCAGCAACAGGGCAATGTCGGCCCGCATGTGTGCTCTCCAATGAGCTTCATCCGGCAATCCGTTCCTGAAAGGGTTTACAGGGTCATAGCCTTGTGCCTTCAGTTCCTCCTCGGCACGGCTGAAGGCTTCCTTGCGCTCATCCATGTCATAGTGCGCGATAGCTCCGCTGATATACACTTTCCCGGCACCGGTCGCCTTACCGCGCTGATAAGCCTTGTGCCGTTCCCACCGTTCCGGAACAACCACACTGTAATTGCACGATTGGCAGCAGCAGCCTTCTTCTTTCACCGGGAACGGATTGTATCCGTAGCCCTCATACTCTTTGCCGCAGATGCAGCACACTTTCTTTTCTTCTTTCTTTTCCATCACTTCAAATCTTTAATGTTTATTTGGCAGGACGGATGCCATACCTGAATATTCCGGGCAAACATCACATCCCTGGTTTCTATCACTACGTGTCCCTTTGTCTTGGCCCTGCGCAGACGGAGGTCGCTTTGTATGTTACGTTCTACCCAATCGTCCACCACGGCCTCCGCTTCCTGTCCTTTCAGGAGTATCTGGTACAGCTTATTCTCCCATTCCATTCAAATAATCCTCCATATTATCGTCCTTCAATGTTTTGGCAGCACCTTCTTCCCAAATCACATAGGGCTCACCGGGCTTTTCCATAAAGCGGCTCTTGCACCAGGCCTTGAAGCAGCTCACCATGATTTTCACATCGGCATCATATTCCACCTTGCGGGCGCTTCTGCCTGCCGGATGTGACCCTTCAGCATGGCTGATGAAGATAAACAGTTTCTTGGGGTGGCGCTCCTTAAACTCCTTGTAGGTCTTGTAGTTCAACCCGCTGTACTGGAAACTGTCGATAATCACAATGCCGGGACTGCCCCGGCGCTGCAGACGTTCCTCCAGCTGATCCATCGACTCGCGGTCAAGGATAACCAACCGCTTGCGCACCTCATCCATCTTATGCCGTTTCAGGCTCATCTGAAACGAAAGGCCGGTGCTTTCTTCCAGACTGTCATAGATCACGCGTCCGAAACCGCACAGGTACTTGGCCAACTGCATCACAAAGCTGCTCTTTCCGTTCCCGCTGGCACCCCAGATAATCCAAACGCCGCTTTTGGCAGGGTTGCCTATCGAGGCTTGCCAATCCCCGGTAAATTCATACCGGGGTATCTTCATATTCAGCACCTCACCGGGGCTGTAGGCTCTTTTCAGTTTCATGCTTGCATCCTCCTTAATTTTTCGATTTCGGTATATACGCGCCGCAAGCCGCCTCCGGTGCTGTGAACGATCTTGGCAATGTCGGTACCGTCCGGAGCATTGATTTTGGCTACAATGGCAGCCTGTGCCTTCAGGAACTTTTCGCGTTCCTGCGCATCATCCGGGGTCACCTTGCTGTAGGAGTCACCGTAGCGGCTCAACATTTCGGTATAGCCCACCTTCTTGCCTTCGATGGCGCGGTTGATCTTTTCCTTCAGCCCGTCTGCACCCATCATATACCACGCACAGCAGCGCTCGGTGGCGTTCCACAGGGCCTTCAGTTCAAGGAAGGCTTCATACTGCAGGTCGCCGGCTTCGTCCAGAATAACCAGGGGCGTATCTATCGTGCGGAGGTAGGCTACCAAGTCCTCATACACGTCGCTGTAGCGTCCGTTGCTGGTCACGCCGAATTCCTTGGCAATGTAGCGTATCAGCTTTAACTTGGTCTTCACCTGGCTGCAGTCCACATATACGGCGTGCTTGTGCTGCTTCACGTAAGCTTTCGCTGTAAAGGTCTTGCCGATATTGGGCATATCGCACAGGATGGCGCTCAGCCCGCTTCCCTGGCACACTTCCAGCTGCTTGCTCACAAACACATAGGTCGGGGTCTGTGCTGCCAGCCAGGGCATTTCTGTACGCAGTTGCACGCCCAATCTTCGGGCTATGCCTACCCAGTTGGCATCACTGACCTGCTTTTCATAATTGCCCCGCTTGATGGTATTGTACACACTGGGGGCTATGCCCAGTGCCGTAGCATGGCGGTTGTCACTGGGATAATTTTCACGGTCGGCGGCTATCGCTGCCACAATACGTTGCTTTACTTCATTTGTTATTTCCATTTGAATGCTGTTTTAAATTCGTTCTAACGTCGTTAATTATATCTTGGCTACTGCATCATGCTCGAAGGCACTGATGTCCATATAGGCTGAGTAATCTTCTTCCTCGGCTTGGGTAGGAAGGGGAACGGCTTCCGCCTGTACCTCTGTTATCAGTTTCGCTTCCTCTTTGGCAAGGATACCCACACGCTTGATCTTGCCGTCCTTCATCATCTTGTCGAATTGGGCTACATACTTGGATTGTTCGGTATAGGCTGCCTTGTCGGCTTCGGTCTGCTCAGCTGTATTCTCATTGTAACGGGCTACGGGCTTGCAGGTGGCGATATATCGTCCGTTCTGGTAGATATATACCTCGTTGATGGTTCCGTCGGCATCGGGCAGATAATAGGCATCTACCTTGTAGTTCCTCGGCTCCAGCTTTTCGATGATTTCCGGGCTGGGCAGTCCGTATTGGTTGTACATCACCGTGCAGTAGGTGTTCTGCCGGATGGTTGTTTCGGTGTGCTGCCCGATGAACCGGTAAAGAACGGCCTTGTCCCAAGGTGCAAGGTTCGGGTTCTGATGGGCGCAAAGCACATCCCATCGGCTCATGCCCGGATAGCGCTTTTGGTTGGGGTGAGGCTGCGCGTTGAAGGTCCGGATGGCGCGTATATCATCGGCTACCAGTTCTTCATAGCTGTAGGTCTTCACCTTGTAGGTGTTGTTCTTTTCGTCATACACCTTCTCTTCCTTCGGGCGGTTGGCTTCCAGCTTGGCCCACCAGCGACCGATACCTACCTGCGTGCGTTTCTCCACGCCGTACTTCTTTTCGCGGTTCTTGTGCTCGGCACGTTTTTCACGCGAGTTCCCGGGGTTACACCAGCGGATCAAGGGGAAAACGGTACCGGCTTGCATCAAGCCGTCGGCAAAGTCACTTACCAGGTGGTGTTCCACTTCCAGCTCGGCAGGGATATACATGCCGTTCCGGTCCAGGGTCTGGAACATGTTTCGCATGCAGTCCAAAAACAACTCGGTAGTCTTGTACCGGTTGTAGGCATATCCTACCACAGCGCCGCTCACCACATCATAGGCATAATAGGCTTTCACACGGTTGCCATCCTTCATCGGGCGAGGCAGGTCGCGGTCATCAAGGCTCACCTTGCTCAATGAGAACTCACCGATGCTGCGCAGATGGTAAGGGCGGTAGGCGTTATTGAAATCCCATTGGCTCATGTGAAGCTTGGCTCTAAGGGCCTTGTTTTTGGGGTTGTTCAGGTAGTTGGCTACCGTGGCCGGACTCAATACCAGCGGATTTCCGTCCTTGTCGGTAAAGTCTGCCGGGTTCAACACCTCGCCGGTCTCGGGGTCATACAGTTCCAAATCACCTTGTACAAACATATTGTACTGCTCCCACACGGTGGTATTGAAGGGCTGCTCCGGTTGGGCATCAATGCTCAATAGCAGGCGTTCAATGTCGTAGGTCACCTTCCGGCGGTTCTGGTTCATGAACTTGCGGCTGATAAGGCTTTCATAGCCGTTGGTCTTAAAATCATTTACACGCTTCTTGAAGCGGTTGGAACTCACAGGCAAGGTATGGCCGAACTCTGCTTGATAGTAACTGATAGCTCCAGCCAGTTCTCCCCAGTTCACTGGTCCTGCCTTCATCGCCTTCCGCATAAAGGTGGCATCCTCCATGGCACGCATCACTGCCTCAATTACCGAAGCGTTCACCGTATATTCCTGGATGTGTTCCGGCGGAAGGGCATCACCGTTGTCAAAGCGGAACCGGGTGTAGAACTCCCGGGCTTTCGCATCGATGTGGTAATGGCTGCCGAGCCAGTTTCTGATTATGTCCTCTTTCATATCTCCGTATTTTAGTTTTATCCTTTCCTGAAACCGCAGTGGCATGGTCGCTATCTCTACCAGTGCATAGCTTCCAAGCCCCTTGCCGGGTCGCACTACGTTGATTTCTTTCTTGGCCGCTAATTTCTTGTAATTGGGTACCGACAGGATGGGAGCAAGTTCTTCTTCGGAAAGAGTGGAAGGATGAACGCCTTTCAGCGTGCGGCTTCTGCTGTAGTCAGCCTTCCCGTTCACCATCACCGGTCGGTCGTCGTAGGTCAGGTCATTGTAGGATATGCACAATATCTTTCCATAATACTCCATTTCATTTCTGTTTATAAGGCGGCTGCCATCTGTTGGGTCTCGTGCTGCAGCTGCATGAAGTCTGATACAAACTCACATTGGTAGGTTTCGGTCCGTTTTCCGTCCACGTACACGTCCACATCGTTGGTCTTCCGGTGGACTACCAGTTTTACACGGGGACCGAAGGTACAGGTCATGGTATGCTCACACTCTTCAAAGGTCGTTTCACAGTTGGGGATGAATCCGCCATCAGTCAGCTTGCCGCCTCGTTTCAGGGCGAGGGTGCGGATCCGGCGGGCCTGGTCGCTGTCACGGACAAAATTCAGTGCCTGCCACACAGCCTGGCGGCTGCACTTAAAGGTCTTCATCAGGAAGGTCTTTGTCTCGTTATCTGTCAAAATCTGCTTTCTCATATCGTTTATCTCTTGATATATTGCTCATTTATAATTCCTCAATCGCTTTCCGCTTGATGTCATCCGAATCATCCGGAAGTATCTCGTAAAGGCGTGTTCCCTTCTTCAGTTCCTCAATCAGCACCTGCATGGCTTCCTCGCACACACAGCTCACATTCTCTATCACCCGGTAGGCATCCGAGTTGCTGATCGCATCCTCTGTCATGAACTGTCCGGCCAAATCCATAGCCTGGTCGGCAATGTTCTGTGTATGGGCCGCACTGCTTATCATCGTGCGAAGCTTCTGCTTGAACTGGCGTTCAGCCCTTCTTCCTTGGTTGAAATTCTTTGCCATAAATCTAAATTTTAGAGGTTTATATCGTGGGGCGCGGGGAATCGAACCCCGCGGCTTTCTACGCTTTCTTATTTCGCTTTCTCATTTTCTATTTACCAACTTTCCGGCCGTGCCTGCCGCCCCTGCCCGTCTTTCCGGGCTGCCAGTTATCCGGCAATCTCTTTGCCCTCTTGTTTCTTCTGCTCGTGCCACCTTAGTGTCTGAAACGCATCATAGTTCATCACGAGTAAAGATGTATATAATTCATCTCGTAACCTTTCATTCTTGTTAGGTACTGCATCCTTGATTTCATCAAGAACATCACCAAACGCACTGAGGAGTTTTTCCAATGTTTCCGGTTTTACCTTTTTCAATAATGTCTCTTTCGTAATCTTATACTTAAAATTCGCTAATCACACGCCTTTTTTGTATATTTGGCGCGCTGTTTACATCTTAAACAAGCTGCAAATATATAGAATTATTTCAATACACCAAACTAAATATGGAAGAAAATCAATATAAAGGCATGAATTTTATAGAAAGACTTCAATATTTCATGGAGAAAAAGGGCATAAATGACAATCAAATGACTGTCAATGCCGGTCTTTCTGTTGGACTTATCGGGAAAGCAAAGGTGTCTGGCAAAGGTATGAGCTCAATGAATATTGAAAAAATTCTATTAGCCTATCCAGAATTATCTGCCGATTGGTTACTTACTGGTGCAGGTAGCATGTTGAAAGATGATTTGAACGGCATTCAAACAGCAGACGAAGCCAATTCTTCGACTCTGCCTACAACATCTATGAACCCATCTGTCGGCACACCATACTACGATGTTGACTTTATTGGGGGATTCGATGAGGTGTTCAACTCTCAGGTAAACATACCCGCCACCAACATCGTAATAAGGGGATTCGAAAAAGCCAGCCTCTGGTGCAATGTCACCGGCCACTCCATGGAGCCCAAAATAAACCATGGCGACATCATCGCCCTGCGACAATGCACACTCAACGACATCCAGTATGGAGAAATCTATGCAGTGGTATTGGACACCATCCGTACCATTAAAATCCTGCGCAGGTCGCCGGATCCAAGCAAGTTGCGCTTCATTCCCATCAATACAGAGGACTACGATGAGCAGGAATTCGACAAATCACGCATCATGAATGTCTTTGAAGTCATTGGAAGCATCAGCAAGTTCTTCTAATGAGGAAGCACATGCGTCATATCACCCAACAGGCACAATAAGACGCACGCACACACTTTTAGAGGCATTTACAGAGTATCAGGATGCAAAAACAACTGTAAATCAAAGGCTTCACGCTATATATATAATGTGTATCAATAAAATAAGTGTCGTTTTTCCTATCTGAAAACAGCGAAAAACGGCACTTATTTACTTTTGCTACATTCTTTCCTATTTCGGGCGAACCCTACAAAATCCGAAAAAGTAACCCTAAAAGTAACCCTAAACTCATTAAAGTAGTAACCCTAAACAGTAACCGTAATAGTAACCCTAAACTCAAAATTACCACCCGTAAGGGCATAAAAAAGGGGAGCCATAAGCTCCCCAATCAGCATTCAAAGAAATAACGCCTACAAGCCTTTCTAACGGCGTTATTATGTCGTTCTAACCATTGCCCTTACTACCGCCCGAAATGAGCGTAGATTGCTTAATTATAGCCTTTTTCGTACATATTGTGCCGTTACCAGACAGTCCGGCATGAAGCAGGTAATTCTTGGTCGCTCCCACCTGATCTGCAGTCAGAACCGTATAAACAGCAGATATACTGCTGAAATACCAGTCTTTCTGCTTCGTTCCATCTATTTTATGCAGCAAATGCACATGAATCACTTTTGCCATACTCGTTTCTATTATGCTGCAAATATACCAAATAATGCCTATTTAGAAGAATTTCAAGGCATCATATTTGAAAATAGGCACAAAAAAAACGGCCACACAGCCGTTCACACCATCATATAAACAAATCCACCAACCCAGCCACAAAACGGCCACACAGCCGAAAACAAAGCCCTTCCAGGCCGTTTTAACCCCATCTGCAAGCCCAATGTAAAGCAATCGCCCGATGATCCGAAGAAAAGCCTCTCAAACGTAAAGCAGATGTAAGTCCATGTAAAGGAAAAAACCGCTTCGAAATATTCAGCCCATTTCCCCGATCATGCCTAAACCATTTGGTTTTCAAAGCCTTTCGCCCATTTTTCCCGACCATTGAAAAAACCGCTTCGTTCTATGCCCTATAAATACTCGTATAATCCTAAATCGACAGTAAAAATTATGGAGATAAGTACTGAAATGAAGAGGAAATAGCCGCACCAGATGCGATGAAGGGATTTAGAAAGTGTCCATACAGAGGTTATGAAAAGAAAACCGGGAATAGCTGTCAGATAACCAGCCAGAGATAGGTCTAAAGGTAACCCATGCCAAATGACACTGAACCAGTCCGCACACGAGGCATCCGGATACAGCGATTTGTAAAACAGCATAAATAGTGGTTTCTGCAACACAAAAATGCAGACAAACAAGCAGTATGTCTTAATAAATCCTATGAGCCTATCTTTCATCGGTGCCTTATTGTATATCTAAATATAAGGTGCAAAAATAAATCTTTTGTTCGAGAATGAAAAGTTTTGCTCCAATATATTCTCAAAGAGCTATAAGTTAATCAGATTCGTCACTTAGTGCTTTAAAAGAACGGAATTAAAGAACGTGAAAAAAGAACGGATTTAAAGAACCACTTTATGAATGCACAGTTTTTCATCAACGAAATCGGATGCAATTTTAACCTAAGAAAACCCAAGTCCGAAAAGCCGACGAACGTTTATTTTGTAGCACGCGTCAATGAGAACAATACCATCGTCAATGAAAAAATCAATAAATTAAAACTTTATTTTTCCGAATACAAGCAGTACCTTTGCGACCACCCTAAGGAAATAGAGCATAGGGCCATCATTTTACTCAAAAAATATATTTATAAAGATACTATGAAGAAAAAACGGAGAAACCAGCTACCTTCACCATGA